GAACGATAAATAATGTTACTAGGGTTTCCTTTGTACTTATTTGGATTCTTCGGTCTAAACTTTCCTTTATAAGACATAAATAACTATAAAGTATATATTACAATTCAATTATGGCCATATTAAAAAAGACAAAAAAGACACTTAAGAACCACATAGGTTCTGTTAGTGGTGATCTTAATTCAGCGTTTTCAAAACTAAAAAGTAAGTTTGGAAGTGTAGGTAACTTCTCAAATTCTTTTGATCAAAGAATATCAGATGGTTTATCTGATTTACTTACAGGTGCTACAGGTATTCGTACATCTAACATACCAGAAATTTCTAGTGAAGTTCTATCTATGAAACAAAAGAATAGAGAAGCTAGAGCTCAAATTCTTAATAAAGATCAAAGAACTAGTGGTACTCCGGGAAATAAAATCGCACCAATTACTTTTCCAGAAAACTTTCTTGGAGAGAACAATAAAAATATAGGATTAACAAACTATATTCACTTTCGATCTTTACCTACTAGAAGTGAAGCTAAAGACAATGATCTTGTTGATATCTTTTTATATGTACCCGAAGAAATGACAGATGGTACTAATCTTACTTACGCAGCTGGTGAGAAATCTTTAAAAGATTCGATCATTGCTAAACTAATGACATTCGGTGAAGGTACAGATCAAAATATTTTCGGACAAATAGGTAGAGCTGGTAAAGAAGCTATTATGGGTGATATCGGAAAAGCTTCAGCTGGTAGAGTTATTAACCCTATGAAATTTCAGTTATTTGAAGGTGTAGAATTTAGAACATTTTCATATAGTTTTATTTTATATCCTAAAGATGAGAAAGATTCAAGAGTTATTAGAGAACTTTCTCATTACTTTAAAAAACTTTCATTACCAGGTATAGTACCAGATTCAGGTGGAAGAACTTATTCATTTCCATGTGAATGGGCTATCAGATATCATGGACCAATCAAAGAGTGGATAGATTATCCAATGACTTCTGTTCTAACTAAAGTAGAGACCAATCAAGCGACAGCGGGTACAGCTAGAATGATTGACGGTGCACCAGTAGCCGTTGAGTTAACATTAGAGTTCCAAGAAGTATTAACACTTGATAGAGATAAGTATGAACAAAGAGTTTCAGCATTTACTCAAGGTAATACTCAGAACAGAGAGAATTCTCAAGAAGGTGGAACAATAAATGATATTGTGGGTAGAAACACAAAAAGAAGTGATGGTAGAGGTGATAGATCAATTGGTACAAAAATAAATGATGCTACAGGATTAAATTTACCAACTCATTTAGGTGACAATAGAGGGGATGGATAATCATGGCACAAGGATTTTTTAAAAATATACCAAATATAAACTATGATTTCAATAGTGACGGAAAGTTTTTTGAAGCTAAGGATTTATTCCGTAAAGTTTCAGTATGGAGTTATCTACAAGAAGGTGTCTCTGGATATAACTACTATCGTATAGCAGATGGAGAAAGACCTGATGCATTAGCTTCTAGGTTGTATGGTGACGGTACAATGTATTGGACATTCTTTTTAGTCAATGAAAATTTACAAGACTTTAATGATTGGCCTATGTCACAACAATTATTACATAAATTTGTAAATAGAAAATATTCAGGTACTGTATTAGAAGCTTCTAGTTCAACAGACATAGTTTCATTCAATCATGATACTAATGTTTCGAGTAAGTTTACATTAGGTGAAAAAGTATCTCAATCATCATCAGGTGCTTACGGTTTCGTTACTAAAATTGATCCGACACATAATAGAATAATATTAAATAGTGTACAAGGTACATTTACAAACAATACAGTTGTTGGTAGTGATTCAACTAAGAGTTTTACTGTAACTTCTGTAATTGATGAAAAAGACGCTGTACATCATTATACAGATTCTAATGGATTACTTACTACTGTACCTACAAACAACACACCAGTTTCTAATGAGAAATACGAAAGAGATTTAAACGAAGAAAGACACTTAATAAGATACATTGAACCGAAATACATAGGTACTATTGTTCGTGAATTTAAAGAAATAGTAAGAGACTAAATTATGCCAGCAGCATTGGATACAGCTTCACCGTTAAGTTATGAATTAGATGTCATGACAATCGTCAATAATGAAGGTGATGGATTTGACATTAAAGAAATATTTAAAGAATGTAATATTTATGAATCTATACATAGAAACTTCTTACTCGGAGAAGTTGTCATATCTGATCAGGTAGGATTTTTAGAAAACGCTAAACTATTCGGACAAGAATCTATAAGAATAAGATTCAGACAACCTGTTGGATTAACTGGTGATGATATTGATGAAGATGATGTAATTGATAAAGTCTTTAGAATATATAAAGTAGACTCAGTAATGAGAATTAAAAATTCAGCTCAAGTCTTTAAAATTAATTTCTGTTCACCAGAAATGTTAAAATCAAAAAGAAGTAGAATCAGTCAGGCCTTTAGAGGTTCATTTACAGATATAGCAGCTGTTGTAGCAGAAGATTACTTAGGAATAATCAATGAAGATACTACTGATAAGTTTCAACCTCATTTTGAAGTAAGAGAAAAATCTCAAGGTGATAATTATCATGTTGTAGTTCCAAATTGGACTGTAGGATATACTATTAATTGGTTATGTAAACAAGCTCAAGGTATTGATTCGAATAGTGGGTTACAAGATTCATTCTACTGGTACCAAACAGCTAATGGTGGTTACAGAATACAATCACTAGCTAGTATGATGGAAATTCAATACGGTGGTGGTAGACCATTTATTTATTCAGACGCTTTCGGACAAGATGGTAAAGACTTACCATACGATATGACTGATGCTGACGGACTAGTAGGTATGGGTCGAAGAATATTAGGATACAAAATTGAAACTCAAGCTGATGTTTTGAGAGGTATTACAGAAGGTCTATTTACATCTAAACAAACAACAGTTGATAATACATATAAATTTTATACAGAGAAAACATACAACTTCTTAGAAAAACATTTTAGTGGTGACGGTCAATCACTATCTCCACACCCATTTATTCGTACACAACCAGAAACACTACATATAGGTAGTGCGGCGTTAGAAGGAGATGTAAATATTGTAGGTAGTATGGAAGACAAAGCTATTGGTGACTTTCATACAGGATATCAAATATTAACTAGTGATTCATCTTTTGTGAATGATGATAAAGATGATATACATCAAGCTAATCATTTTACACACTTAGGTTCATCTCAGTTTAGAAACGCTGCTAATCAGTTATTAAAATATAATACTATGAGTGTGGCGTTATCAGCTAGAACAGATATTTCAGTTGGTACATTGATAAATTTACAATTACCGTCAGTAAGACCTGGTGAAGAATCTAAAGAACAAAAGTTTCAAGGTGGTAATCATTTAATTACTCAGATTAAATGGTCTATGACTAAAAATCAGTTGAGAACAGATTTGAAAGTAATTAAAGATTCATTAATGAATAACATTGAAACATCAGAAATGGATTATGGTGAGACAGAAAAAATATGATATATCAAGGTAAGACAGGATTCAATTGGTTTACAGGTGTTGTAGAAGACAGAAATGATCCATTGTTTTTAAATAGAGTTCGTGTTAGAATACATGGTTCTCATACACACGATAAACAAATGATCGCTACACCTGATCTACCGTGGTCAGAAGTAATGATGCCTACAACTTCACCATCTCTTTCTGGTTTAGGTACAACAACTCATGGTCTAGTTGAAGGTAGTACTGTAATGGGTTTCTACAGAGATCATTTAGAGATGCAAGATCCTGTAGTCATAGGTTCTTTTATCGGAACACCTCAAAAATTTTATAGAGTAGATGAAGAAGTAGACAATGAAGGTACTAGAAAATTTACACAAGTTCCAAGATCAACAGAAGACGGATTCAACGATCCACGATTAGATAGTGAGTCTTCTTACAAAGGTAAACCAGACGGTCCAAGTCCGAAACATATTAACAGAGCTTACGGATTAACATTAGCTTTAGATAAGTCACCAAAGAATCAAGGTGGTGACGATGCTATTAATTATCCAAGAGAATTATATCTTGGTACTTCCGATGTTAATATTCTCGCGAGAGACTATGATGATAAAACATATCCCATTATTGAAATAGAAGAAGGTGAACCAAAACGAGATTATGTCGAACCAGTATATCCATTTAATCATGTACACGAAACAGAATCGGGTCATGTATTAGAATTAGATGATACACCAGACAAAGAAAGAATACATTTATATCATAGAAAAGGTACAAGAGTAGAAATAGATAAAGACGGAAACTACATAGAGAAAGTAGTGAAAGACAAATACTCAGTTGTATTAGGAGATGATACTGTTACTATAAGTGGTAATGTTACAGTCAATATTACAGGTGATGCCGATATATCAGTTGGTGGTAAAACTAATATAACTTCTGTAGATGATATTACTATGATAGCACCGAAGATTAAACTGAACGGATAATGAGTACAGCTACATTTAAAGTTAATCCTATAACTGTACCACCACTTGAGTGTCCGAAAGTTATTCTTCCGACTAAAGGTGATCTAGTTAATATGTTTAGTCAGTTAGCTAACTTACCAGCTCAACTTATAGTAGCGGGTCAAGAAGAAACCGCTAAACAGATACAAGATATATTAGATGAAGTTCGAAGTCTTCTATCAATCTATGATCCCAAGTTTGAAGGTATTTCAATTCCTGAAATAGAATGGGAGATAATGATTACTAGATTAGTTCAAGATTATCCTATGTATGTTCAACAGAAATTATTAGAATTAATTAGTAAACTAGTACCTATAAATTTCACAATACCTGTATTAGGATTATCGATTGATATATTAAAAATATTTACACCAGAAGGTATAGCTGATATTAAAAAACAATTATCAGAAGAAGTTGATAAGTTTTGGGATATGTTACCTGACTCATATAAAATGTTTGGTGGTGATTTTGGGTTATCATCAAAAGAATTAAAAGTAGAAACTGTATGGTCTTACATTCGTAGTAAGTTGAATGGTGGTATGACAGGTTTATTAACAGCAGCTTTCGATAAATTAATTGGTATCTTTTCAGAGATATGGGATCTATTAGGATTACCTGACCTACCGATACCATTACCAGATTTAAATGTAGAGTCGATATTACAATCTATTATTGATGCTTGGAAAAAGAAAGTTGAACAAGGTAAAGCTACATACGCTGATCTAATAGAAGAATTAGAATCAGTTAAGTTAGCTGGGTTCGATCTAATATCATTGATAGGTGGTAAGATTGAAGAATCAGTAGAGACAGCTGAAAGAAAAATAGAAAGATTAATGGAAGCTGCTAGAGACTTTGGTGAAAACTGGCCAAGATATATGTTAGTAAAATGGATGGAGAAAGTAACAAAGTTCTTTGAACAGATTGGTCTTGGTGCATTAGTAGAATGGATCACATTTACATTTTGTGATTTTTTAAATATATTAGGATTTCCTAAAACAATCGATCTAAGTTTTTCAGAAGATATAACAGAAGGTAAGACAAGTACAGCGGTACTTCCGACATAAATAACTATATGGCTCAGTTTAATAGTAAAAATCAAAGTTCGCGAGTATCCAGAAGATGGTTTACAGATATAGATGTTAATATGACTTTACATCCACAAAGTGGTGACTTAGTTTTAAAATATGATATCAATGCTATAAAAAGAAGTATAAGAAACTTACTAACAACAAACACTTATGAAAGGCCATTTAAACCTAGTCTGGGTATAGATTTATCAGCTATGTTGTTTGAATTAAGTACAATGGGTACTGATGCCATTGTATTAGAACAAGATATTATCAGTCTAATAAATAGATTTGAACCAAGGGCTGTTGTTACAAATGTTGTTTCATCTTTAAATGGAAATGACTTGAATGTAACATTAAATCTGGTAGTTTCAAATGATCCAAGACCACAAGAATTAAGTATAACACTAGAGAGAGTAAGATAATGGCGACGATAAACAGTTCAAACATTAACATAACAGATTTAGATTTTGATGATGTATCAAGTAGTCTAAAAGAATATTTAAAAGGCCAATCAAATTTAAAAGATTATGATTTCGAAGGTTCTAATTTAGCTATACTAATAGACTTACTAGCATACTCAGCTCATACATCAGCTTTCAACGCGAACATGGTAGCATCAGAAATGTTCTTAGACACAGCACAGATAAGAAAGAATGTTGTATCAAGAGCTAAAGAACTTGGTTACACACCTAGTTCAAGAACAGCAGCTAAAGCTAGTTTCGATTTGATAGTTACAAACCCAACAGTCGCGGGTACGACACCAACTAGTTTAACAATTAATAGAGGTCACGAATTCACAACCGTATTTGACGGAACATCATATACATTTATAGTGTTAGATAATAAAACAATCACACCTTCAACAGGTCAATTTAAATTTGAGAATTTAGAAATTTATCAAGGTAGACTTTCTTCTGATTTGTACAGATATGATAATCAAGTATCAAACCAAAGATTCCCTATGTTAAATCCTAATATTGATACATCAACAATTACCGTTAATATTACTTCAAATAATACAGTTACAGCTTGGAGTAGAGCAGGTGATTTAACAGGTATTACATCAACTTCAAATGTGTGGTATTTACAAGAGAATGATGAAGGATTATTTGAACTATATTTCGGAGATGGTATTATTGGTGCTGAACCGAAAGATAGTGATCTAATAACAATCTCATATTTAGTTACAGATAGTAATCACGCTAACGGTGCTAATATTTTCTCAATGTCTACATCTATCAATGGAAACTCAGCTGTAACATATACAAATACAGTCAGTGCCTCTGGTGGTAAAGATATTGAAACACCAGATCAAATTAAATTCTCAGCTTCTAAATTCTACACTTCTCAGAATAGATTAGTTACAGTACAAGATTACAAAGCTAAGTTACAAGAACTATATCCTGGAGCTGATTCAATAGCTGTATGGGGTGGTGAAGATAATGATCCACCGAAATATGGTAAAGTATTTGTAGCTTTGAAACCATCACAATATTCAAACAATTTAACAACAGCTGAGAAGACATCATTGACAACTAAGTTATCAGACTTGAGTGTCTTAACAGTTAGACCTGAAATTGTAGACGCTGAAATATTACAAATTTTACTAGACACTAACTTTAAATATGATCCGACTAGAACATCTCAAACTAAATCAGCGTTAGAAACACTAGTAAGAGCTACACTTCTTTCTTTTGATGATTCAGAACTTACAGGTTTTGATACATTGTTTAGACATTCACAATTATCTACAAAGATAGATAGTACAGAAAATTCTATTCTCTCTAATATCACAAATGTCAAACTAAGAAAAAACTATACAGTTACAGTAGACGGTACAGCGTCATCTATTAAATTAGATTTTGGTAATGCGGCTTATAATCCACATTCCGGTCATAACGCTTCAGGTGGTGGTATTCTATCTACAACAGGATTTTTCTTGTCAGGTGATTCAAATAACTATTTCTTTGATGAAGACGGAAAGGGTAATGTAAGAAGATATTACTTAAACGGTTCAACAAGAGTGTACTCAGATAATACAGCGGGTACAATAATATATTCAACAGGTGTAATAAGTATTAATTCATTGACATATAGTTCAACATCTAATACAGATACATCTATAGATTTCACAATGATTCCAAGTTCGAATGATGTAATTTCAACGAAGAATCAATTGCTGGATATCACGGCTTCTGAAATATCAGTTACAGGTGTAGCAGATACAGTAGCTAGTGGTGAAACGAGTGCTGGAGTGGGTTATACGACCTCATCTAGTTATTCTTCATAATGATCTATGTATATGCATAGAGTAAAATTCCCTAGTAATAGGGTTCAAATAATGCTAATAAGAGGAAACTAAAATGGCAGATAAAAAAATAACCGCGCTTACGGATTTAAGCACAAGTGTAGCAGGTGAAGACCTTCTTCATGTAATTGATGATCCTTCTGGAACACCAGTAAACAAGAAACTTTCAGTATCGAACTTCTTGAACTACTTACCAGATTTCATCGCGTTCGCTGAAGCTGAAGATGCTAAAACAGGTGACTCACAAGCAGCGTCTGTAACGACAGCAATTACTAACCATACTGTATCAGCAGCGAATGATGATTTATCATTAGCAGCAGGTGTAGCAGGTCAGTTAAAAATTATCTACTTGAAAGCTCTATCTAACTCTGGAACTTCCAGAATTACACCAGCAGCTTTAACAGGTGGTACAACAATTACTTTGAACGCAGTAGGTGATTCAGTATTGTTAATGTATTCAGGTACATTATCTAGCTGGGTAATCTTAGGTGGTAATTCATACGCAGTAGCGTAAGGTAATTAATAGTTAGTTATGCCTATTTTTCATAACAGAATAGCCGATCAAGTCGAGGAACTTCTACCTGATTTTTATCAGACAGATGGACCTCGATTTGTCTCTTTTCTCAAAGCTTACTTTGAGTTCTTAGAGAAAGGTCAACTTGTTTATAAAGACGCGGCAGATATTGACTACATTGGTTTAGAAGATGGAACAACAGCAGGTGAGTCTTTCAACTCTGCAGGTGAAAGAGGTAATCTTTTACAAGAACCTGGAACTTTTGCTCCGTCTTCTATAACCTCTGCTAAATTTAATTATGAAGTAGACATTGATTCTGGTGGTATACAAAAGACATCTTTCGAGAAAGATGAATTCGTAGTAGGTTCTACTACAGGTGCCATAGGAAGAATTGATGTTATAGGTTCAAGTTCAAACCTTTATATTGAACAATTTTCAGAAGCTCAGTTTGATATTAATGAAACTATCGTAGGTAAGACTTCTGGAATGACTGCCAAAGTGGCTTCGTTTACAGCTAGTCCTTTACAAGCTGCTAACAACTTATTATCATATGCTGATGTAGATAAAACTTCTGGAGACTTCTTAGAGTATTTCAGACGAGACTTTATGCCATTCATTGACCGAGATGTCTTGGCGAATAAAAGATTATTACAGAAGCATGTACAAGAATTGTATCTATCAAAAGGTACAAAAGAATCATACGAATTTCTATTTAGAATATTATATGGTTTAGAAGCTGAGGTAACATTTCCTGGTGACAATGTAATAAAACCTTCAGTATCAGAGTTCTCAGAACCGACAGTTATGAGACTCTCAAGTTCAAAAGATTTAACAGTATATAAAAGAGGTCTAGTTAAAAAAATAGATGGTCAAGGTGTAGTAGTAGCACAAGCTTATATTAACGATTCATCTGGAATGGGTGGTACTAATGATGGTGACGACGCATATGAATTAGAATTAGTCATGCCTCATGTTGGTACTTTTGATGTAGGTGATACAGTAACATTATCTGATAGAGACGGATTACGAATTGATGCGACAGGTATTGTTCGTGGTGTTATAACAGATATTGATCCAACTGATTCAAGTATTTACTTAGGTCAAGAAGACGGTAATGCTGGAGATGTTGAAGATATCTTAAGAATAGAATCATCTACTCAACAATATATTTTAAATGAATCTGGTGGTCACATATTATTTGAAGACGGTGACAAGATGGCTAATCAACATGCTATCGGTGGTCAATTCTTTCAAGCTAGACCGATTGGTAGAGAAGATGGATTAGGTATTATATTATCAGAAGAATCTGTATATGATGAAGACGGTAATTTAATTACAGACTACGCTATCTTAGATGAGAATACAGACTTATTTGATTTAGATTCTACACAATCAGGTGGACCTGCTACAAGAGTTATGGATGGTGGTCTTTATACAGAACAAGCTTCTAGGGGTTCATTATTTGTAGAATCAGATACATTTAGTTATAAATCACCAGCTGGTGGTACCGCGACATCAAATATTAATGTTATCGGTTCTATAGGTAGAGGTGGTGTAACAGATATAGTTATTGATGATGTTGGTTCAGGATATTCAGCTGATGATATGGTTGTATTTGTTAATACTGGTACAGAAGGTAATCACGCTGAAGCACAAATATCAGTTACAGACGGTCAAATAGAATTAGAGACAGCAACAGTACCAGGTGTATATGAATTTACTGGTGATGGTTCAGAGACAGTATTCTCAGGTAGAGACAATGCCGAACTTAATATGGGATTCGATCCAAGAAAAGTTCAAGTATTCGTAGCTGGTACAGAAATAGCTAGAATAACAGGTTTCACAACAGATCAATCTGGTACAAAAATAACATTCACATCAGCACCAGCTAACGGCGCTAAGATAGAAATACATGCAGCTAATCGAGGTGTATTATTAGAAGATTCATTAAGACCACAGACACTTCAATATGGTGTACTAGCTGATACTAGTTATATTATATCTAGTGAAGCTTCAGGTGGTATTCGTAAAATTCAAATAACGAATCAAGGGTTACATTATAAAACATTACCTAAAGTATTTATGGGTGGTTATATCTACTATGATACTATGACTACAGGTACAACATTCTCAGTTGGTGAAGTTGTAACATCATCAAATAGTAAGTCAATGATAGTAGTCAGTCATGATACAGTTAAGAAAAGATTACTAGTATATAAAAGACCAACAGACTCAGCTGGAGTACCCACAGGTACAATAACAGGTGGTACATCAGGTTCAGTATTCACTTTAACACAAACTAATGTAACAGCTGGTTCAGGTGCTAAGTTATGGGCATTCAGTAATACTATCGGTAGTATCGAAAAATTAAAAGTACAAGACCCAGGACATGACTTTGTAGATGGTGGTATAGGTGATTATAAACAGAAAGCCATCGTAAAAGACCTCAGTGGTTCACTAGTGGTCAATACTACTCTTACAGCGGCTCTAACAGGTGCTACAGGCAAAGTTAGAACAATGGATGGTGATTTAAATTTATTGACGATAGAAAATGTTAAAGGTATATTTAATGAAGGTGATTATGTAACTACAAGTGACAGTAAGAACTTTTATATAGCTAAAACAGAACCATGTACAGCGAGAGGTAGAGTAAGAGGTGAAACTAAATTAGATGGTAACTATCTGAATGATACAGGTTTCCCATCAGCGACTTCAATGAGAATACACGATAGTAAACAATATCAAGATTTCTCATACTTAATCAAAGTCGGTAAAGGTGTAGACGAATATAGAAGTTTAGTTAAGTCGTTATTATCTCCAGCTGGTACAATATTCTTTGGTGAAGTTGCTATCAGAAATACAGTAGACGGTAAAGCTGATATCTATAATGTAGATTTCGATGGTACTAGAACAACAAGATCATTTATACCTACATTAATTATC